CGAGCGCTTTACCGGCGTCGACATAGCCCTGCGTCACCTGACCGACATCGAGGCCCGTGAGGAAGTTGACAGTAGAGAGGCCGCCCTTGCCTGTGGCTGCTTTAACAAGCGCGTTACGCTGGAAGACGTTGTCGACTCCCGTCAACGCAGTTCCGAGCAATGTCAGCGCCGATGCTGCATCCGTTGCAACCGCCATCTGGTCCGCAAGCGCAGGATTGACACGACGCACCTGCGTGAGCAGGTCGCCTTCCCCTTTCCGAAGAGCATCGAAGCGCGCGGTGAACTGCTGGATCGCGGATTGAGCATCATCGCCAGCGACGCCCTTATCGGCAGCAACCGAGCGAAGTGCCTGGATCTGATTTGTCGTTAGTTCGGTAACCTCGGAGAACTTACGCAGTTCGTCCGATTTCTGCGCGAGGTCATGCGCGGCTTCGCTCATCATATTCAACGTCTTTGAGGCCGCGCCCAATCCTGCAGCCGCAGCCAGTCCCCACGGCCCGAGTGCCGCGAGGAACGTCCCCACCGGCCCGGCGCCTGCCGACAGCGCGATCAACTGACCCGAGACTCCCGAGGTTGCCGCGGCGAAGGCCTTCGCCATCGCGCCGGCCTGCCCGTAGTGCTGTGCCGCGAGTGCGAGAACCTGGTTGCCGCGCTCCAGCAGCGCGGGATTTTGCGAGACTGCGGCATTCACCTGGCGCTGGACTTTTTCATAATCCTGCTGCGCGCGCAGAGTCGTGTTGTACCGCCGCTCAAGATTGCCGAACTGCTTTTCGAGGCTGAGAGACGCCTTTTCCGTCTGCTCGGTGCTCTTCTCGACCTTGTCGAGATCGGAAGCGAGCTTGTCCGCACCTTCCGATGTGAAGATGTAGCGCAGCCGACGGATGGCTTCTTCGATGCTGGCCATAAGTCCTTCAGACCGACTTGAGCCGAACGATGATCGCCGGCTGGCGTGTCAACCACTCATGGCGCAGCTTTGGATTTCCGCGCCTGACATTTGCGGCGAACCTTTGTGCACTCGCCGACTGCGCCCATGCGCCAACCGCACCGCCGTTGATCGACTGATAAACAAATTCGATTTTCGCGACGTTGCCGAACCGCGCCTTGGCGTCGTTTGCCGTACGCTCGTAGAGCCGACTGGGAACCTGAATTACGAAGTCCCGGCCCGATTTCGTTTTTCCGACTTCGATCTTGCGTGCGTAAGGAACAAGATTGACGAAAAGATATTCGTCCGCCTGGGGGATATTTGCGAAGCGAGGGACTTCCGTTCCGTCCGCAAATAACGTGTGACCGCGCTTGTAGGCTCCGGAAATGCTCGGCGATCGCTCTTCTAGCGTCGTGCCGATCCAGACAAGCACGTCGCCGACCAATTCCCACTCAATGATGATCTGTCCGCCATCGGGATTGACGGATTCGAGCGACGCGCCTTCACGGCCGTCGACTGTGATCGTTTTCGGCGGCACACGCCCAAGAACACGGCGGTTCGTGTCGTCGCCTTCCTGAATGCCCTCTTTGACGAACGAGGCGATCGCCTTGCCTTGTTCGACAGGCGAAAGATCATTGCGAACCATCGCCTCGACATCTTTGGCAACGGAATCGATCTTGACCGAGAGACCCATCGCTCAGGACGCCGCCGGGCGCGCCGGCGGATTGGCTTCGGCGGCGATGGCCGCCCGCAGCGATCCGAGTTGCACGAGCGCCCTCGATTCCCACGGCGCGAGTTCAATGCCCATCGCCAGTTTCCAGGACTGCAGATCCGACCAGGTGATCACGGCCGGGCCGAATCCGCCCGACGAGATTCCGTCCGACAACTCAATGAAAAAACGCCAGAGGTGGAATGCTTCCGGCGGACAAGGCGGGCCTTCATCCTGAAGCGGCCGCGCGGAAGATTTCGGAGATCTTCCGAGAAGCTGCCACTGACGTTCCGCCGAGAGTTTGTGATCGGAAAGAGCAGCTCCGTCAGGAAGCTTTCGCGCGTTGCGGAACTGATGCTCGGCGAACGCGATCAGGCGATCGACGAGCGCTTGATAAAATTTGCGACTTCATTCGCCGCGACGAAGGCCTGCCGGTAGAGCCAGGCCATGCCCGGATCGGAATAGAGTTCGGTCGCGTTTTCCAAAGAAAACGGCACGTCGATCTGTTTGCCGTCGAGATCGACGAGATACCAGGACCGGGTCAGAGCCGCGATGAGCGCGATGTTCTGCTCGGTCGGATCGTCCTGAGCGATGGCGCGGCCTCGGAGCGCGCGCTGCGTCATCGCCGCCTGACGTTCGCGGGCAATCTTACGGCCGATTTCGCTGTCAGCCGACGCGAGTTCAAGGAATGCTTCCTTGCCGCTCTTGTCCTTGAGCGGCTGATCCGTCACCGGCGAAATGATCGGCATCTTGAATGTGTCGGCAACGCTGGCGGACAGGCCGCCGAATTTACTGGCGATTTTCGTCATCGATTTTGCCCTTTGGTGGAAGGTGAACCGGGAGCGACCACCATCGCCCCCGGTCCGGTTGCACAACCGCGTCCCCGCCGCATTGCTGCGGCGGTTCTGCGAGATCCCCGTGGTGGGCCGGGGTTCAATGAACGGTCGATCAGGCCGCGGCGGTGTCGGCGATCCGCATCGTGGTGTTTTCGATGCCGGCGCCAGAGCCTTCGTATTTGAGCGCCTGGAACGGCATGGTGATCGGAATGCCGCCCTCGCCTTGCAGGCCGATGTTGGCATCGCCGAACTTGACGCGCGGCAGATAGATGCTCATGGCGTCGGCCGCGTCCGCGATCGATGCGGTGAGGAACGCGAGCAGCTCGACTTCCGTTTCGTTCTTGAAATAGTTGAGCATCGTGAAATCTTCGATGAAGGCCGTGAGCTGGCCCGTCACGTCGGCGCGGCCGAGGAAGATTTCAGGTACGAAGTTCTGCCCAACGACAGGATCGGCGGACGGCTTGAGGTCGAGATCGATATTCAGGCCCGTAACCAGGCCGACCGTTGATCCGCCGGCGCGCAGCAACCCGTTGACAGCCGCAAGCAGGCCGGTCGTGGTTGCAGCCGCCGGCGACGTGAAGAACGGCGACGACGCGCCCGAGGCCGTTTCCATGTCGCGGCCCATCATCGGGATCTCGATGGTCGACATGCCGGTCGGCGGAAGCTGAAATTTCAGCCCGCCAACGCGGCACTCGGTGAAGAACCGATGCAGGTCGAGATCGGAATGGTAGACCTCGATGCCGAACTTGCGGGACACAAACGACGACGACGGAATATAGACCTTCTTGCCGACGGTCGTGACGTTGAAGGCGGTGTCGGCGGTCTCTGTCGTCGGTGCCGGATAGATCGCCAGCACGCGGTTGCTTCCGGAAAAGCCGAGAACAAGGAAGTTCTTGCTGTTGTTGGCCGATGTCGCGAGGTTGGTGAAGCGGATGATGTCGCCCACGCGAAGCCCCAATGCGACCGGATCGCCGCCGGCGAACGTCACCGTTGAAGCGGTCGCATCGAAGGCCGCGCTGGTCAGATCGGATTCGGAGAGTGCAACAGCAGAGCCCTTGGTCCCGCGGCACGCCGCCTCGATGAAATCGAAATAGGTGCCGGGCGAAAGTTCGCCCGTGATTGATCCGCTGACGCGCTTGACGCCGTGCCGGTAGTCGCCGATCTGCTTGTCCGCGCGCATTTCGGCGGACTGATAGGTGTCCTTGGCGAGATCGAGCGTGCAGCCGACGCGCCGCAGGATCTGGCCGCCCGTGGCTGCAGGATCGGAGCTCGAGGTCGGTTGCGCGTTCGACGTGATCGCGCCGGTTGCGTAAGCCTTGTAGGAAACGCGCGTTGAAGCGTTTTCGCCGAGCGACATGGCATAGTCCTTTCGCGATGGAGCGCGGCGTCAGCCGACGCAGAGAGTTTGTGGGATTAACCGATGAGATCGAAAAACAATGAGACTTCGACGCTGGCCCAGAAGTAATTGTCGACTTCCGAACTCAAGCCAGGCGGCTTGAGGTTTGCACCATCACCGCCCGGATAGACCGTCGCATCGAGGCAGGAAATATCGCTGTCGCGGTAACTGCGAAACAGCGCCGCGACTTGCTCGGCCAGATCGAGCGCCGAAGTGAGCCCTTCACCGCGAGGAACGAAGACATAGGCCGTGATGCGCGCCGGATTCCGGTATCGGTTGTTGCCACGGCCACCGCCGAATGAAATCAGCGCGGCCGGATCTGCAAGAAACTCGGTGTAAAGAAACGCCGCCGGCACATCGGGCAAGGCGTCGCCGTCTTCGTTCTGCCAGCGCAGAACCGAAATGCCCGTCGGCTTGTTGGCTTCGATCCGCGACTTGATGACGGCAAAGGCCGTCGAGGCCGTCGTCATCTGCGAAACTTGGGCTTCTGCGTGCGCGCTGGTTGAACCGCGGCCGGAGAAGATCCCGCCGACACGATCTCGACCTTGCCACGCAGCACCTTTTCATCCTTCGAGCCGTCGACCAGGCAGCGAACGAATCCGGCCTCGTCGTCCGCGGTAATCCAGCCAGCGACGGGGTTGCCGTTGAGGCGCACCATAACGCCTTGAGCGTTTGCGGAATATCCGGGGTCGTTCGACCTGGTCGAAACGCGCATCGTTATCCTCGCACCGTCAATTCGTAGGCAATGAGAATTCCGCCGACGCGGCGGGTTGAATCATCAGGCGCGATGATGGCGCGTTCTTTGCCGCGCACGACCGCCTTGTCGTTTGACGTGATTGGAATCGCAAACTGCGCGTCGATCAGGTCGTCCGCCAGAACGATTGCCTTCAGATCACCTTGCTGAATGGTCCCGGCCAGTTCGTGCGGCGTGTAGCCGGTGACGACGGCACGCACTTCGGCATCAAAGAACGGACGGTTGGTCCCCGTGCCGGTGTATCGCCGGATCAGGATCGTCTCGCCGCGTTCGCTAATTTGCCGGCGATATGTTTCCTTGATCGCGTCCGGCGTCACCGCGGCTGCATCCTCACGCTCACGCTGCTGTTTCCTGTGTAGGTGCCCGTCACGATCTTGCGCGCGCGCCAGCGGTCACCAAACACACCGTCGATGCAGGTGTCGTCCGAAAGTGCCGCAGGCGTCAGCGGGGAAGTCTTCGGCGTCAGAGCC